GCATCGTCAGTGTAGAACCGACGAAGGCTATCCAGAGCCTGTACAGTAACGATGTCTTCGATCAGACGCGAGTATTCGAAGTGACGGTCGATGCTGATTTGCAGTTCAGACTCAAGGTTAGCTTGAATCGTTACTGCCGTAGCTTCGGCCTTGGCGTTTGCACTACCACGCACCGGCTTCGGTACATGAATTGTGTCGCCCTTCTTACCAACCATCCGCATCTTACGGCAAAGCGGAGCCATTTTCAGACTCTTTTCATAGGAAGCGATAAGCTCGCTCTCCCACAATTCCTACCTGTATTTCAACAGGCTCGACTATAGCATCACAAAAGTTCTATAACTGACTCTTGCGCCTTCTCACTTAGTCTGTGCAGGTCACGCTTCATTAGCTTAAGCTCTTGGCGGATAGCGTCCCGTACTTCTGTACTGACTTGCTTCCCCTTGATTTCGCTTTCTAGCCATAAGCAAAATCTGGCTTGCTCCCTCTTCAGGAAAAGATGATTGACATGGTTTCTTAAAATCGGACATGCTTGATTGTAGCCTGCCCAAACCAACGAAGTGCTAGACTGCCATTTAGGATTCTTTGATTCTCGGTGTTCAAGAAGACCACCATGTGAATTTTGAATTAATCCTAGTAAGGCTAAAGAATTGTTTGCTAGTCCAATTCTAAGTCTAGGTCTAACATAAACGCCTTGGTTTACCTGAACGTCTATGCAGCCTTCGCCGTCAATCAATCCTGCTAAATACTTCCAACTTAATCGCTTCATACAGGGTCTCCTGTGAACTGCGTGTGTTAGTCTGTCGTGTTCCTTCTGATTACCGCACCCAAAGTCGGCTTCCAGTTATTCAGAGAAGGTTTTACATCCCCAAATTAAATCAGGCTAGGGATAAATGTTCCAGCAGCAGTTTTGTCTACTACAGCATTAGCTGTAAAGTAGGCACCAGAGGTTTCACCAGCCATTGTTAATCTCCTTTAGATTAATAACCAGTCCCGGCTGTTATGAAATGACTCGTCCTTCAGAAAAGGCTTTTTGAATCTCACTGGATAGTGCTTCATAACGAGCAGGGTCATTTTTAATGAGTTCGATAATGTCACGACGACGGTACTTTTTCTTACCCCGCTGTTCAACGCTGCCCCGTGCTGCACCTGTGCTGGCTTTGCGAACTTCCTGCTTACGAGCTTGCTGGTCAGCACTAGCTGTTTCCTGTGCTTGTTGATTCAATGCTTTCCAAGTGGAAAACAGTTCATCAGCAGCGTCAGTGTCGTAGTTCTGGTCAGCCTGTACAAACAGTTGAGTTCGTACTTTGCTCCCTTTAATCCAATCAGCAAAGCGATTGTCGTTAACAATCTTTTCCATATCTGGATGCCTTGCTTGCAAAGATTGCAGTGCAGTAGTCTGCTTTGCCTGCTGTGCATATTGGTTTGCTTGTTGAACATGAGGGTTAGATTCAATATACTTAGCAACAGCCTTTTCAGGGTCGCTGAAGAAATCTATATCCTCGTCAGCATCATCTTGTTTTGGTGCGTTCTTTTCAGCAAGGTTAGCCCGGATGTAATCATCGACAACACGACGAAGTTCACCTACTTCTGAACTGTGACGACCAAGGAGCTTTTCAGCTTCCTGGTGCATCTGAGCAATTTCCTTGAGAGACTTTCCTTTGTACTTCTCAGGGAGATCATCATCTTGTTCAGTAGTAGTTTCCGTTGCCTGAAGTTGTTCTTCAGCGGTTTCTTCTACGTTGTCGAACTCTTGTTGTTCGTCCGAGTCCTCATTGATAAGAGTAGCCATACCCATACAGGTTACCTCCGCGACTTATGTCGTTCTGGAATTATTAATCTAAAGTAGACTTGGCGGCGTTTTCATGATGCTTAGCCCATTTGTCCGTTGCAGACGGAAAGTGTCCGCTGAGCGGGTCGAGCACGCATCGTACTGCGCTGACTACTTTGTTTGCTTCGCCACCACAACTGCACCCCGCTGTAGTGGTGTTACTTTCAACCAAACGCTCAAACTTGTCGTTACACTCAGGGCAACGAAACTCACGGTAGAGCCTCATTGCTGGATGTCCTCAAAAGCAACTTTGAGTGAGTCTTCAAGATTAGCAAGGTTGTTAAGGACTTGTAGTTGACCCTTTCGGTGCCACAAGTCGTCGTTCCCATCCGCCATATTAATATTATTTACTGTGGCGATGGTTTCTTTGATTTCTTCCTGTAGTTGTTTCCAACCTTCAGTACGAAAAAGATCAAAGAAATTCCTGTAATATTTTTCTGTTTCTTTGTCCATGGCTTGACTCCTTGGAGAAACTGTGTTATATACCTATATTATACACGATTTTTAAGCAAATGTCAATAGTTTTGTGAAATATTACCGCTTCTTCTTTTTCTTCGCTGCTTTAGCTTTCTTAGCGGCTGCTTTGCCCTTCTTAGTGTATGAGTATTTCTTACCATCTACCATTGGCATATGTCTCTCCTATGCGGCTCTGGGTCGTCCAGGTGTCTTTTTAGCTTCAAGTTCATCAACACGCTTAACAAGCTCATCAATGCGTGCATTGGACTTTTCAAAAGCATCATTAATCTGCTTAACAATCTTATTCATTTCAGTGGGGGTCATCATTGTGATTGTCCTCCTTGTTGTTGCGGTTGTGATTTAAGTTCGCGCATAACATCAAGTTTCATTTTGTCGTTATGCTCAGTCTTTTTAAGGTCGATTTTCTCCTGTTCAAGGATTTTGTCGATAACGGCCATTCTACGCTGGAAGTCTGCGGCTTCTGCGTTGTTTTCTAGGTCGCCCATAGCAGAGCGCATAAGGTCTGCCCTAGCCTTCAACGGCTCAAGTTCAGCTTCAATAGCGGCCTTGGCTGCACGGGCGTTAGAGTAAGCAGCTTCAGCATTGATAGCATTAGTCTGGCTTTGCTGGAACTCAAGCTGTGCCTGCTGCATTGCTTGCTGCTGTGCTTGTGCTTGCGGGTCAGGTTGTGAAGCCTGTTGCAGAACGCTGGTAAGCTCCTCACGATTGCTTAGATTCATATTCTCTACAATGCTCTGAATCAGCGCCGGGTAAAGCGGTGACTCAGGAGACATAGTTTGCAGCAACTGGGTAAGTTGCGTAACTTCATACTCACGGGCGATAATACCCAGAGTAGACGTAGCGTTGAATTTATAATCATACACGGGGTAATGTTCAGGATCATACTGCATATACCGCCATGCTGCTTTCTCAACGAACGGCAACAGGAAACTTTGTTGGAAATTAATCAGTGTTCGCTTCTGACGCTTGATAATAGCGCCCAGGCTCATTGAAATGCCCGCTGCTGTAGCTTCTCCGTTAATTTGTCCGGCAATGCCAGCAGAGTCAACAGCGCCTGTAGCTTGCTGTACCATCTGTTGAAGGGCACCTGCTTGTGCAAAGGTAATCTGACTAACTTCACCAAAGTTAAACGGTTTTAGGACTTGACCGGGATCACCGTTAGTCAGAAGAATCTTACCGGGACGGATTTCAGGCTTATGTCCACGAGGAATCCTTGTTGCATCCATTGCCATCATCGGATGCACAGTAAGACCCAGAGCATCAATACGAGCACGGATTTCAGCATCAAGAGCTTTTTGACTGTTATAACCTTTTTCGCAAACACCTCTGCCCCAGAACCGCCCAGGAACAACATCCCAAGGGAAAGCAACAATAGGACGATCTTGCATCATGTACGGGTTAGCTTCTGCTTTGAGGAGAACGCCACCGTTAGCAATAACAATAACAGCTTCAGTGTAGGCGGTGTCCTCAGTTTCACCGTCAAACAGTTCTGTGTTTTCCAGCAGCTTTGTAGGAACAAGACCGTAGTATTTTGTTAGACGAATCTTGTCATCGCTGTAGATGCTTAGGTCTTGGTCAGGCTCAATGTCATCATCGGGGGTAGCGTCGTCAACAAACACATCAGCATAAACGCCTTGTTCCTGTAGAAGCTCAACATGGTGACGGCTAACAAACTCATCAACAGCACAGCCAAGGGCTTCGTCAATGCTGGTAGCAACAGGGTCAATCAGGAAGTTTTGAGGCATGACCGGACGCATCTTAACAACAGTACGGTCGATGACGTTGACACCAACAGCCGTCAAGGCTTCGTTGATTGGCTGTGTAGCCGGTGACATTTCTTTTTCTTCACTTAGCGTAATCTCGGCAATGCCAGTGCCAAAAACAGCAGAGTTAATCAAGCACTCGGCAACAGCTTTACGCACCTTTGTCTTTTCAAAGTCTTCGCTGAGTTTATTGCGAAGGAAGGCAATGTCTTCACGCTCGTTGTCGCCCATGTTGTCAGAAATGTCGAACCACTTACCGCGACCGAAGGTACTTTCCTCCAGTTCAGCAACATTAGATTCAACAGCCTGTTGCAGCGCAGGAGTAATGATGCGACTACGCTCAGATTTACGCTCAACATCACTATGGTCCCAAATGCCGCGCCAAAGGCGGTAATACTCATCAAATTTTTCTTGATAATTGCCTTCAAAATGATTACGCCATTCATCGCATTTACCAACAACCCAATCAACAACGTCAGACTCCATCATCAATTCGTCAATCTTGGCGTCAAATTCGTCCATGTTTAAATCCTATCTTAGTAAAGAGATTAGTAGCCCGAAACAGCATCCAAAGCTTCAAAGTCATCAATTTCAAAGTCACCAACATTGTAAGCAACATCGGCTATCTGGCTGATGTAACTAAGGGCGTCAACCAAGTCATCGTGAACAAGCGGTGACGGCATGTTCATTAACTCGTCAATAAACTGAGCATTCCAGTCACCTGTAGCAAACTTAATACGACCATGCTCTAGGCGACCCTGAAGCGCATTAACAATACGGTTGACTTTGTTTTGATTGCCGTGGGTGAGTTCTTCAATGCGGAAGAAAATGCCATGCCGTTTCATCATGTCCAGCAACGGTGAAATAACAGCCTGACGAGAGATGCCTTTTTCAATACCTACGCTGATGGGTTTGTACTTTTGTACAGCATGAAAAATATTACGCACAGTTTCATCAAACGTCCAACGTCCGTATTTAATCTCACGAACCCACCAACCATCTTCGTTAACTTTAACAATAGCCATTGCTGAGTTGTCCAGTCGCTTTTTCTTTTTAGCACCAACTTCATCAAAACCAGCAAGGTCGATGGCAACATAGTAATCACCAATATCCGGTTCTTCATCATCAAAAACAAGCCAGTCTTCTTTGAACAACTCAGACTCTTTGGCGTTAAAGCTAGCCAAGAACTCCTGGTTGAACGCCATTGTGCTTAGAGTAGCTTTGGCTTTATCCAGTTCTTCCTTGTCAAGAAGCTCGTTGTCGTAACTGGTGAGGTGGTAGGACTTCCATTCAGGATCGTCAGCTTGGTCAGCGTAGATGAACAAGTCGTAGAACCATGTACGACCATCAGGTGTGGAAATAAAAACAGCGTCGCCTTTTTGGTCAGCCAACGCAGGACGAAGAATTTCCGACCATGTGTTTTCTTTCATAAACGCT